CCTGCAGATGTTCCTGCCGTTGAACATGTTGTTGATGGCTGTAATGATGCGCGTGACCCTACACAAGAGGACTTGTTGATACTACATGCTATGTTGAGTAAAGATCGTACGCTTATATACAAGGGTGAATGGAGGAAGTGCAATGTAACCGTAGGGAATCAAATATGCCCGCCGTGGAGGGAAGTACCGGCACTTATGGATAAATACTTTGAATTTTGGCATTCTTATGGCGCGTGGAAGGCTCACAATGATTTTGAGAAGATCCACCCCTTCGAAGACTTAAACGGCCGTGTGGGGCGGTTACTGTGGCTTTGGAAGATGATCAGAGAATACGGTGAGAGTACTGCATTCCAATTACCATTTCTCCATAGGTATTATTATCAGACCCTTACCCATATGTGATTAATCTCCTCCCCCATGACTAAGAACACCCTCTACCCCCTCAAGCCAAACTACACAGGCAAGAAGTCAAGCTGGAGCGGCTTTCCCTGGCATCAAGAACCCATTGCGTATGTGGAGGATATTCCCTATAGGGCAGAGGAGATAGTGCGGGAGAAGCCTGAGTCTGAACTTCCCGTAAGAGCCGAGCATTTCGTGGTAATCCCCGATGAACTTGTACCAAAATATTTGAAGAAGGCGGAGGAGGTAGAAAAGAGGGCATGGAAGGCACGGGAGAAGGCACGGGAGAAGACACGGAAGGCACGGGAGATATGGGAGAAGGCGCGGGAGAAGGCGCGGGAGGAATGGGAGAAGACACGGAAGGCACAGAAGGAGGCGCGGGAGGAATGGGAGAAGGTGAGAAAGAAAGCCTCCCGCAACCCCCGTATCATCAAATACCTCAAAGAACACACCCCCTACCAGTGGGACGGTAAAACTCTTATTTTCCCCCCAAGCCCGTGATTAAAGACTCTATAGAAAAAACCTACTGGGAGCGTGTTGGCAAACTGCAACTAGACCTTGTTATGCAATACTATTGCAGGAAGCGTCTATGGTGGCAGTTTTGGAAGCCCAAATATTCCCCTCTTTCCCCTCCTACACCATCGGCAGAAGAGATAGAAAAATTCTGTGCTGTTAAAGGATGTAGGAAGCCATCAATCGTAAAAGGAATGTGCTGTATGCACTACACAAGATTAAGAAGAGGTGGGAGTGTTGGAGAGCCACAAGAGAGGGTGCATCACAATAAAAGAGCATTCCCAAAGTGCGAACATTTACCCAAAGCCTACAATAGCAAATGTTGTCTTCGATGCTATAACAAACATGCAAAACGAGCGGAAAGGAAACGCAAAATAACTGTTCTACATCATACTCACCACACAGATGTCTGATACTGAAATAATTGAGAAATTAGCGGAATTCATAGGGTGGGAAGATGGTACACAGGGGGCATACTGGAATCCTATGGAAGATTGGAATGATTTTCGCATGGTGGAGGAGAGGATGATGGAAGATGAGGAATTGTGGGAGGAGTATTGGAGAATACTAAACCATGAAGATATTAGTGATCTTACCAATGGTTATGGTGCTAAAGCTGACCTTCCCACGCGCTGCAAAGCTCTTGTTTCGATTCTCGATTCCCAATCAACCCCATGACAACTAAGAAAACAGCACAGGCAAAGGTGTTTCATCTTATAAGGGATGAAGATGAAACTGGTATTAGTGGGACTGGAATCGTGGCTGATGGGTGTGTTTTTCCATGTGGTACATGCGTACTTCGATGGAGGCAGGACACTAACGTAAAAGCGCAGTCTACTGGTGTATATGAATCGGTAGAGCATGTCGAACTTATACATGGACACAATGGGAAGACTAGAATGGTATTCCCTTCATCCCCATCTCATGACAACTCCTAACTCCATCACCATTACAGAAGACAAAGAAAAGATAGTTTTGGACTTGTGCGGCGGTACAGGGTCATGGAGCGAACCATACAAAAATGCCGGATATGATGTGCGACTCATCACGTTACCAATGTATGATGTTACCACTTATGTGCCACCAGACGGGGTTTATGGGATTCTCGCCGCTCCTCCTTGTACACATTTCTCTCTGGCCAGAACAACTGCAAAAATACCGAGGAATTTTAAGGAGGGACTTGTGCTTGTTGATGCGTGTCTTCATATCATCCGCCAGTGCAGGTTGGGAGAATCGTTAAAATTTTGGGCGCTTGAAAATCCTGTTGGATATTTACGACAATTTCTTGGAAAACCACCTCTCACATGGCAGCCGTGTGATTATGGCGACCCATACACAAAAAAAACCGATTTGTGGGGATATTACAAAGAGCCGAGGAAAACCCCAGTTACCATGACACAAGAGCAAATCGCCGCTTGTTCGATCAATAACAGAGAGCTACCTAAGCTCCCCGAATGGTACAAAGAAATTTGTCCCGAGAAGTTGCAAGCAGCCAGAAGGGCAATGACCCCACAAGGATTTGCCAAAGCCTTTTTTAAAGCTAACCCCTAATTTATGAATATTCCCAACTCCATCACTATTACAGAAGAGCAAGACCTCTCGCAGATCCCCCTTGCTGACGTAACCGTTCTCGACTTCTCAGAAGTCAGATGGATTACTTCCGTTAGGATGGGAGAATTTATCGCTCTCTTCAATCGAGCGAAAGATAAGGTGATCCGCATTGAAAATATGAGCGAAGAAGTCCGTGCGCTCTTTACGCAACTGGGGATAATTGAAGTTTATAAGCATACTGTTCCTTTACCCCAATGAAAGAACTCCTCTCCACCATCCTTGACGGCATAGCAATAGAGCGCGAGGGTGCTCCCGAGCACTGCTGGCCTTCACTGGCAGAACGATGGCGGTACGACATTGCTTGTTGCCTTCAAGACGATTCACTCACCCAGGAAGAGGCCGAGGAAGCGGAGAGAGCTTTAGATTCTAATCCGTCCTAACCCACACAGTATTCAATGCGACTGTGCTCAATGAGAAGTTTATACAAACGTTCCCGCGCTTGCGCATCTACAACATTACGGATCTCATCATGAATTACTTGATCTATCCACCATCCAGCCTCTACCGGAGCATAATGCAATATCATATTACTGATATCTTCCTCGCTGGTATCCATATGGCTGCTTATTATACAGTATCACTACCGATAAGCATGGAGCGGACTGATATCGAACTGCTCAGTATTTAACACCACTACCTATGCCTAAATTATTTGCCTACGGAACGTTACAAAGTCCACGACTACAAAAAATATTCTTTGGAAAGACAATCAAAGGGCAGTCCGCTCGCTTGCACGGTGTGAAACATGTAGGTGGGGACTATGACAAGGGAGAGATTCCTATGATCGCCACTACCTCAGTCAAAGGCAGTTATGTGGACGGTAAGGTGTATGAGGTTCCGAAGGACGTAGTACCGCGTTTAGACTCGTATGAAGGTAACGGGTATCGGCGTGTGAGCATGGCAGCTAGTTATGTGGATGGGACTCCTATGGACACGGTGTACGTCTATGTACGCAATGATTTTTGACGCGCCACTATCTAAGAACAGTGCCACTATGAATTAGTGATGCGCCACTACCGATGCAAAAAAACCTGAGAATAGGTTTTTTTATTATGACATGATTCTCTTTCTTCGCTTCCTTAATGATTTGTAATTTTCCTTAATCAAGAGTATAAAGGGGGTGAACTTTTATTTCCACTTCTACCATTATATATGATCCGTGTATCTGAACCACTATTCAATGTGAGGAGGAGGTATGGTGTGTTATTTGGTGATCATCCGGCAGAGGACGCACTAGAAGAAATGCTAGAATCTTCCTATTATACAGGAATTAGATACAAGAATCAAGATTTTACCCTTCCCTCTTACTTCTCTCATGTCTAATTGTTACTATAACTACCATATAGACAGTGGAACCATTGAGGATGCAAAGCGTAAATGTGTCTATATAAAATATCATATTAGTGGTATAAGAGAGGAGGGGAAGACGTACAGAATTGATAATGTGTATATACATTTTCCTGTGATTGATGGGGTGCAGATTGAACCGGTTAAACTGCCTTCTTTCTATGCAGAAAATATATACTGGGGTGAGACGCAAAGGTATCAAGTAGGGGTATGTTCTGATGTAAAAACACGCGGGGTGATTGAGCGAGATGTTTACGTGATCCCGTCAAGCCCGGATGGAGTCAATTATATATTTAATGCAATTTTTCGATCGTACCGATGGCGTGAGGCTGATATTAGGTATGGTGAGAAGGTAAGATATGGTCAAAAGCGTCCAATATTGAGTCAAGATTTGTGCCCGTATCTGCACATTCCTACAGATACCAAGCTCAAGTGTTACTACTCGGGAGAGGAGATGAGTGCTCCGCACTCTCTTGCCACTAAGATGGGAGCACCTAGACGTTGCGCACCTTATAGAATGCAGCAGATACTTACGCCGAAAGGAAAGCAATATGCAATATGGGAGAGAGAAATACGGAAGAATTGTTATTTTTGCGAGTCGCTAGGTGTGTATGTAGATAAGGAGTGCGTAGCGCACAAACAGGGGAAGAAGCATCCGAAGTGTTTAGGCTATTGTCTCTCAAAGAGAGCTGTAGCTAAACTGGGGATTGCGATATGTGGACGTTGCGGAAAAAACGCAATTACAAAGGAAAGGAAGCATAAGGTGAAAAAACAATATCTGTGTGACGATTGCAGAAGAAAGATGAGTATGTGGGATAGTCGGGGCATTAGTTATACACCTATTGTTAAAAAGAATGGTGTGCGGACGTATGGTATAGAATTTGAGTTCAATGACATTGTTGCGCGTGGAGAAATGAAGAAAGATATAGTCGCATTGAACATTGATGGTGTGAAGTTTGGGGTTTGGGGGGATGGCAGCGTACACAATGGGTACGAGGTTGTATCACAGCCTAGTGATAGGAGAACGATTACAAAGGCAACGCGTGCCCTTTGTGCTGTAGTGAACGGATACCCCCATACCTACAACGCCAGTGGGATTCACGTACACGTACAGGATAAGAATATAGCAGCAGAACAAGTGTTTAAGGTGTGGCTTATATTGGAGAAATTTGCTTACTCCATGCTACCAAGGGAGAGGAGAGACGAAACTCATGTTCGTTTATTCTGTGAAGAGAGTTTTAGGAAAATACTAGACGTGACGAAAAACCTAACCGAAGCATTGAAGTATCAGAGACACATAGACGATAAGTACACTTCCATGAACCTAACCCCTATGATGCAAGGGGAAGCGAGGATTAACTGGGATAGTTTCTGGTGCAATAGGTGTGGAACAGGTGAGCCCGAAGAGTGCCAGTGTGGGTACGTTGCAGAATATGAGGAGGAAAACACCCGTCCGAATACAGGTGGAACAGTAGAAGTAAGAGCGCACCATGCGACTGCAGACGCGAGAGCGATAGTACACTGGCTCAAGTTCATTGATGCTATCTGGGATCTTGCAAAGACCGCTACAGACAGGGACTGCAAGAAGTTGTACACGTTTTGTAAAAAGCCCATTGGACATTCTGACAAGATATGTAAGATGCTGAAACTTAACAAAGGGACTGTAAAATTTATTCAGGAAAAGCAAAGATTGTACTCCATGCCATATGAGGAGCGTATACCCTTATTGAATAAGTGGGAGCGTATTTACTACCATATTACGAATGAGGACGCGCAAGCGCGGGAGCTAAGCATCCAACAAGCACATGATGAGGCGGCTGCAATAAACGAAGAATCTTCTATGGAGATTGATGATGAAGACCCTACTCCAAGTAGACTCAGAGTTGGAAACCAGGAGTCTGCATTCAGGTTTACGGAAGCTAATGGGTATATCTTGACGGTGGAAGAAACTAGAGAATGGAACAACCCCGTGGCGGATTTTACAGCTGAAAACCCTATACCAGAAATCTTCTAATCCTTTTCTCCATTTTACAATATGTGTGGTTTAGTCACTTTATACAATCGGAAGCAGAACGTTGACCCCAGTTCATTGGTTCAGCTATATAATAACCAACGGTTACGTGGGGTTGAGGGTTTTGGATTTTCCTATCTAACGAGAGGAGGGCTAGTGAAGACACGCAGATTTAAAACAGAAGCGGAGTGTTTTTATGCAGTATCACGGCTTCGTACTCAGTTGATACAATTCCATCACCGGACACCCACAAGCACAGAAAACGTGGAATTTCAGAATCACCCGATTTGCGATAGTAAATACCATCAGAGGACGTATGCACTAACGCATAACGGTATTATATGGAATAATGATATACTCAAGAAGGAGCATTATAAGGACGGTATCAAGTACACCACCAAGGACGGGAAAGGTAAGTACAACGATAGTGAGACGCTATTGCATGAACTCGCACGGTATATTGAGGATGGAAAAACTGTAAACTGTAACGGTAGTATTGCCTTTGTGCTCCTAGAGATTGATACTGAAACACATAAACTCATAAATGTACATTACGGAAGGAACAATCAGAACCCTTTGCATAGCTGGACATACGGGGATGATGTTGTAATAAGTAGTGAGTGTGGGTACAAGATCGAGGACAAGAAAGGTAAAGAGATAGATACTGAGTTACCAGCACTAACGCTACATACGCTACATTGGAAGAATGGGAAGGTGGATACTGATGATATTAAGTTTCGAGCATTCCCAAGTAGCTATTCCTCTTCTGTGAACAATGGAAATTATGGATATAGTGGATATGGGTATGACAGGTACGGTGGGTACGGTGAAAAGGGATGGGATGAATGGGAGGATGACGGTAGCGGATTTTTGACACCAAGTACAAAAAAGAGTTCTATCATAAGTAAGAATAAAAACGCAGAGGAAGTATTAAGGATATTCGAGGAAGGAGAAAGTAATGATCCAATAGTAAAGGGAAAAGCTGCAATAGACGTTCAGAACACGGCGAAAAACTTATATGCTGATAATAAAGGGCTTACAGAATTAGTGGAGGATATGCTGAGGCAAGAAGTTTGTAATGATGTGGAGGTACACAGGTTGTTATCTGATATTGATTTACAAATAAGTCTTTTAGTAAAACTCAATACGAGGAGAGCGAGAAGAATGAGAAAGGGAATGTACCGGTTAAGGGTTACATTGTTGAACTGGGCTGATGAAGTACCTAAGTTGGGGGAGGGAAGCAGGGCTATATTGCCGCTCGAAGAGGTAGAGGGTGAAGTTTTAGGTTTAGGGAGGTAAGAACTCCCCTTTCGATCTTTCACAACACAGGAAGTCAACGTGTATACGATGCTACTCTCTCCGTAAGATAAGTTCCCCTTTAGAACTATGTTTCAACACATTCCCCCTTTAGCCATGTCTGGTTCATCCCCACTTTCACGTTTTGTTCATCATCTTTTCGGGGCTGATGAAGATACAAAACTTATCGTCGAACACTGCATTGACAGTGAAGGCAGACTTAGAATGTACAACCCCGAAGTCCAAGCAGCACTCTTAGAGTGTGACGACTTCCGTAACCTTCTCGTTAAGAAGCTCCATGAGCGATATGATGAGAAGGAGGAAAAGAAAAATAGAGAAGTAGGAAGCTAGTAGACCCTCTCCTGCTAGCTATCCTGCGCAGGATCAACAAGAGAGTAGCATTGTGTACATTTTTTCCCCTCCACAATATGAGTACGCGCAACCCCTATATAATGGATGACCTACGAGACAAGCCAGAAGCTACCCACGCCGTTCTATACATTCTTACAATGGAGGATGCTCAATATTACATTGAAAGACATCTAGGGCGAGAACCTACACGCAAGGAGCTAGACGAAATGGAGAGCAGCATCCGCAAGGGCGTAGAGAGTGGGTTAGAGTGTTGGGATGAAGTAATGAATACCGCATGTGAAATTGCAGTAGATAATTTGTTGAAGGCCAATTAGGTACTAAACTACCTAGAAAACTTTTTACGAGCTTAGAACGCATTGAGAGAAGCCGAATTTGCCACTTTACCCCTCAGCGTAGCAATGTGCCGGGGAGGCTGGAGCGATCTGCTTCCGTGCTTAGAGCACGGTATCGTACTGCCCAGTGTTTATAGCTCAAAGAGTACGGAAAAGAAAAGCACAAGTGCTCCTCCCCATACGATCATATGTTGCAACGTTTGCATGAGTCAGGGGAGTAAAGGGCACAAGTGCATTTAATTTCTTTGATCTTGCGTACACGTTTCCCGGCAGTACGCTCCATGACTTCACTTACACTTAGGGGGAGCTTGAGGGTGCGTTGTAGTGGTTGTGGTGCTGCAAGAGACATAGGGAGCTATGTGTGAATAGACTCCTCACGTGGTGAACTTCTTGTAAGTGGCAAGAGAACAGGAGGCGCCATGATCTTCTAGTACACCTATTGTGACAGTGGGTATACCTTTCTCAGTAGGGGGATTTCCTTTCCAGTACATTTCTGTGTGAGGGTTTTTATTGGATACATCTTCGACACATGAGCCATCTTCATAGGCTCGTACGATTACTACAGCATCAGGGCTTTCTTTTGTAAGCTTCTTAATAAGCTCTTTAACTAGCAATGGGGACATAAGAGTAGATGTAGTAGGAAGTAAAGAGAGTATAAAGATATTTTACTGCTGTTAATAGTGGTTGTGGTGCTGCAAGAGACATAGGGAGCTATACGTACGGTCACTTAACCAGGACATATAAATGCGGACGGTGTAGTGTGGACGGTGAATTGGTCAGGTGGAAAGGAGTTCATTGAGTGATTAGCCTCAGCTCTGATGAGCTTGAGCGCTTGTTCTAAGCTGGTGGCAAGGACACAGATCATCCCAGTAGAAGAACAATCTGGTAGCACACCCTCGCCTTCCCAGACGTAGAGCTTTAGTTTGGGAGGCGATAGTTTAGCTATGGCGTTCTTTATCATAGAGTGTGTGGGGTATGAGTAAAGAGAGTATAAAGATATTTTACTGCTGTTAATAATGGAATACACTTGCGTTTGAGTATGAGAGTGGTGTAGCTTTAGGAACATGCCAAGAAAGAACGCATTAGGCAAGAAACAAAGGATTTTTGCAATGGAAAGTTTGAAAGGTAGCAATGCTGGGGTGATAGCAAAGACTAAAGGGAGTGGATTTGAGCATAGGTCAAGTAGAGACATGAAAGTCATGTTGCCGGTGAATCAGGCTATGAGGGCAAAGATAAGGCAATTGGATTTGATATTGGAGGAGCTTGAGGCTTTAGCTAAGGAGCCGTGGAATCTAGGAGAGAAGATGCGGAACAGTGACAAGATCAAGGTCATTGAGTTGTTGATGAAGTATCATGGAGTGTTGGGAGGCGATGCAGTAGCAAACATCACACAGAACATTTTAAACGTGAATACCAAGGAACAAGGTGAGGATGAACTAGTCCAAGCACTAGAAGCCTTGCGGACTAAGCGTAAGGCAATAGAACACAATGATGATGTTAAGTCAAGCGCATCGTAGGCAGGAGGGTGGGAGAGTGAGACTACCGCACAGGAGCAGTAGGAACGATCTGCACCCGTCCGTAGCGGACGGTATATAAGAGTCCTCCTTATTATTCTATTGTTGTCTGTTATGCTCTGGGGAGAGAACAAGGGACTCAAGGAAGTAGCTCCATCCTCTCCTACATACCCCTAAAATACTTTCCCTTGCGCCACTATCGATAATGTTTTATAGTATTATTGCATGGTTATAGGATATTACCACCCACCCATCTACTTACCCACTTTACCCACCTACTATCATGCCTTTACAGCCTAATCTACCAGAGACAGCATTTATCGTAATTGTCAAGGACATAACTATATCGTCTGCAGAAAAAAATCCTCCACCTTCTCACTACTTCCTGTTCGCTAACAGCAAAGCGGACGCTCTTCAGACAATACAGGAATATATTGAAGGGGATCATGTGCTCACTTCATATCAATATACCGTGCGCTCGGCACCCGTTTGTGGTGGCAGCGCTATGACCATTTACGCTATCTAACAAGGGTGGGCCCCCCGCAAATTATCATATATACTTCATACGTGCTTCGGAGGCATAGCTAGCCCTGATGCATGAGTACGATTTATACTTACCCCCCTCTCCAGCTAAGTGATGAGCAGCAGACGTCTTAAGAAATGGCCGGGTAAAAAGGTCCACCGAGGAAAGTGGAACCGTATTGATAGCTGGTCTGGCAAGCTGGACACTGAAGAGGAGCGTACTGCTGATGAAATAAAAGAATACTTTAATGTTGAACCTGCTGGCATAATCTGATGAGAGCCTTATAATGGTTATGTTATATTTTTCCCCATTTTTCTTATGTTTGCTGATGAAGAAACCCCGGTGGAGGCACCTGCGCAGGACACTCCGGAGAGAGCTCCGGGGGATGCGGTTGCCAAAGAGCCCAGTAAGGAATAAAGTCTAAGAGCCCTGACTGGTAGGTAACAGTCTTGGTGTAGCTTGGTGATTCAGCTTGGTGGAGCACGGGGTCTGCAACCCCAGAGAGGCCCGGATTTTCCTCCGGGCTTTTTCTGTATGGTGGAATGAGGGACGGCGGAGGGAAGGAGCAACTGACGCTTAAGGAAGGCCCTCTAGATGGGGGGGTGGAGCGTTCTGATTAATTTTTATCGTTCTGCTTATTTTTTTAAAAATGTAAACTTGATTTATTATTATATTTAGTGTAGTTTTCCAGCGAGCGCGAGGCGACGCGTCGCTCGTCCTCGTCACTCCGGAGTCTCCTACACTCCTCGTTCCTCGCTCCGCTACGCCTCCCCCACGGAAGTGGGGGGCGCTAGGCTGACAGCGGCGCAAACCGAAGCGCGAGCTGGAATAATAATATTAAAATTTTAAAGTGTTTGACAAAAAAAGAAAATATTATAAGAAGAGATTGTAAGAAAAGCAGTACGCTCGTACTCTGTATGGTGTGTATTTCCTACCAACACTCATTATGAAATTGAAGAATGTCGTCCTGAATCCTAACGAAGAATATGACGATGAATGCAGCTTCGAAGTTGTAGGTAAGGCTGAGATAGATAAGGATGGTGTTGCGAGAGTTGTTATCAGGACTCTCCCGCTCTTGGAACATGAGAAAAAGCTCCGTGCGGCCTATGAATGGAGAGAGAGCCTACGAAGCTTTGTAGAAGGGGCTGAGAAGAATAAAGAGGATCGTGTGTCTATTAAGTTATTACATTCGCTATTATGAGAAAATGGTGTAAAGGCATCAAAACACTGAGTGGGGCATTTCGGGTGTACTCATGTGAGACATGCGGCAGGAAGTTTTGGAGTCGTCCTACAAGCCCAAGAACGAAACATTACTGCCGGAAGCATTACAGTGGAGTAGGGGTGGCGCCGTATCGTGAGTACACCGAGCAAGATGAGAGAAATAGGCTGGAGAGGCTTGCAAGGCAAGGGGTGAAGGTGTTTAATGTGAATGTACCTTTGACAGTATAACCGTTTTAAAGACGGATGATCTTACCAATAGATCAGCTCCTCCACCAATCCCTGTACAGATATGTCGAACTTACCTCTCCAATCGTTATAGTCCTTGGCTCGACCGCGAATTGTTAAGTAGCATAAAAAGTGGATAAATGATACAATGCCCGGCAATGAGGTTCCCAACTGATGTCATTTGGACCGCTTTAGCCGCTGCTGGTGGAATTGCGAAGCAATTGCATATCTATGTGCGGACTGGAGAATTCAGCTGGCCTCTTTTGATTGCCAGGGCAGTCAGCTCAGGGTTCTCAGGATACATGGTGGCTTCTGCTATGAGCATCGTGCGGCCTGAATATGCAATGGTTGCGGCTGGTGTTGGCGGGTATATAGGAGCGGAGGCTATGGATTTTCTCTACTCAGGTGTCAAAGCCTACTTCTCCAGGAATTAAAGTCCTTATCCTCGTACACCTAGTGTTAATAGGGATATTGTGTGTTACACTCGTAATCAGCCTACCATGAACTTATGTCAATTCAACACGTCGCTAAGAACCTTAATGCACAGACTGCGGAGCATAAAATCCTTGAAATTGAAGAAGAACTTACCCGCATCAAGCTTGGAAGGCTTAAACTTCGGTACTTTATCGAGTACTGTTTCTCTCAATATCAGCACGCAAAGCATCACTCTATCCTCTGTGAGCATCTTGAAGGACTCGAAAGGTATGTAGCGAGTGATGGGAAGGAGGGTATCGGTAGACTTATTGTCACGTTGCCGCCCCGGCACGGGAAGAGTTTGCACGTGTCTTGGTTCTTTCCAGCTTGGTTTTTAGGGCGTAATCCAGATAAACGTGTTATGATCTGTAGCCATGGAGCAGAACTTGCCGAAGGTTTTTCTGGGAAAGTGCGTAGTCTCGTTGAGACCACCGAATATCAAAAGCTCTTCGGTAAGATGGCGACGAAGAATAACATCCCGCACCCCATCACCCTCGATCCTGACACACGCAGCAAACAAGCATGGGATATCGCTGGAAGATATGGAGGAGTGTTTGCTGCTGGAGTTGGAGGCCCTATTACAGGACGCGGTGCAGACATCCTTATCATTGACGACCCGATCAAGAACAGAGAGGAGGCAGATTCTGAGACTGTTAGATCAAATATTAAGGATTGGTTTACGTCAACAGCATTCACAAGACTCCAACCGGGAGCAGCAGTAATTATTATGATGTGTATGACGGGGGATACGCCTGTTTTGATGTGGGACGGAACAGAGAAGCCATTGAAGAATATCAAGGTTGGGGACTATGTTGCGACTCACGACAACGGGCGCATCACAACAGCTCGGATTATGAATTGGAAGAATCAAGGTCTTGATTTATGCTATGAAATCAAGATGAGTTCTGGTATAACTGTTAAAGCAAACAAGAGACATCCGTTTCTCGTTCGGCGTAACGGTAAACAAGAATGGGTACGACTAAAGAATCTCAAGATAGGCGACAACATCCTGCGGGCTATTGGGGCAAGTGGAAAGGTAAATTATGCTCAGCAGAAGGCTGTGATAAGCCAGCAAAATGTAAGGGATACTGCGATTCACACTATAACAAGCAGCGGTGGAAAGATGGTGTTCGTCCACCTTCGAACAATCCCCGTTCGAATCGCGAGGCACGTTTGCGATACCGTTATGGTATTGGCGTCGACGAGTACGAAGCAATGGTCGAGGTTCAGGGGGGGCGTTGCGCAATTTGCAACAAGCTTCCCGATACCCAGGCCAAAGTGTACAGGAATCGACGACTCTTTGTTGACCACTGTCATAACACAAAACAGGTTAGAGGGTTGCTCTGCAACAATTGCAACCTCGTCATTGGATATGGTAAAACAGAAGCTAATCTGCTTGCAGCCGCTCGATACTTACGAGATCGTTCCTGATACTATTGCATCAATAAAACCTGTTGGTAGAGAGGATGTATTTGATATTCAGGTAGATAGAACAGAAAACTTTATTGCTAACGGATTGATTAGCCACAATACTCGATGGCACGAAGATGATCTCATTGGATGGCTTCTTTCTGAGAAAAATGAGAACAATACGTGGAAGTTGTTAAATTTCCCCGCAATTGCTGAGGATAATGATGCCTTTAGGGCGCCTGGGGAGGCTTTGTGGCCTGAGTGGTTTTCACTTGAATATCTGGAACAGAACTACAAGACGCTTCTCCCGCCGCGGGACTGGAATGCGATGTACCAACAACGTCCTACCAGTGATGAAGGAGAAGTGTTTATTAGAGATTGGTTCGTGTACGGCAACCTTCCTGAAAAGGATGAAATCAGCTACGCCCTGCAGGTCTGGGATTGTGCTCTTACAGAGAAGGATGAGGGAGATTATAGTGCTGGAGTAACTATGTTCGTTACGAAGAGCGGAGTGTTTGTAGCAGATGTAGTCCGTGGACACTGGAACTTCCCAACTTTGAAACAGAAAATGTTCGAACAATATGAATATTGGTCAAGACATCACCGTGTCTCCAGAGTGTGTATTGAGAATAGGGTAGCAGGACAGTCTATGATCCAATCATTGAAGAAAGAGTCAAGTCTTCCTATTATCCCAATGGAACCTGAATCTCGGCTGGGAAGATCCAAACGTCTACGAGCTGAAGCGGTAGCAGGTTATGTACAGTCTGGACGTGTGATCTTTCGAAAGAACGCTCCGTTCCTGCATGACTTCGAACATGAACTTCTGAGCTTTCCCCATGGAAAACACGACGATATGGTGGATGCATTTGTTTATGGTTTAATACAAGTTCAGGGTGGCGGAAGAGCGACACGTAGTGTTGTTCAAAAACACAAGAACCGTATGATGAATATGGGTGGTAGAAGGGATCGACTCTCGTTGTTAGTTGGAGGACTTTGATTGTAAGATTGGACAGGATATGCTATAGAGTAAAGTAATGGCTGAACAAGATATCACATTCAAGGCTGGTTCCCCACTTCCTGATGCAGAAGATCAGCTTAATAAGAATGTGGGAGTATGGCCAGCCACCGAAGAAGAGAAAAAAAAGGTTATCCGAATAGTCAACAGAATCGAACAGGAAATGATACCAGCCCGCTCTGACTTTGAGGATGAATGGGATGATGCCAGACAGACGTATGAGGCATACATCGCCCCGGTACAAAACCGACCGAACCTACGATTCCCACTGTCATATATGGTGATTGATGCAGCGATGGCCGAGGAGGTCGATGCCTTCCCGGACATTGAGTTCGAGCCCGTTGAGGAGGATGACAAAGCGAAAATGCCTATTATAAATGCACTTAAGAAGCATATGCTCGACAGAACAAATTGGGAAAAAATCAAGATGAAAGCTCGAAGGTTGTGTCGGATCTATGGATGGTGTGTCATCAGGATTCATTACTCAAAGGAAACACGGTGGATTAGTGAGCGTGTTCCGATGAAAGGAGATGAAGGAATCCAGATTGGTCTTAAAAAGAAGCTGGATCACCCAAAGGATGATGTGATGATAGAAGTTATTGATGATCCGCACCGATTTATGATCGATGATACGGCAACCGAACTGGATGAGGATACTGAGGATTGTGCTCTTATCACGAAGATCAGGTGGAATAAGTTCAAGCAGAAGGTGCAGAACGATAAGCGATACAAGAATCTGAAGTATGTGAAGCCCGGTGTAACCTATAGTGTGGATTATACAAAGGGCGAGGTTGTTCCTCCTTCACAGGACATTGAAGCAGATGAGACTCAGAAGGTAGAGATGGTCGAGTACTGGAATAAGTTCACAGATGAGTACGTGATGATTGTTAATGGTGTCATCATTAGAGATGTTCCTCTGGTAGATGACCACAAGGAGCTGCCATTTGCAGCCTTGCACATGTACCGCAGGCCACACTCCTTCTATTCGAAGGGTGTACCGAAGCTGATTGAGTCTGTTGAGGCGGCGTATGACAAACTGCTTAACTCAGCTGTGCAAGCAACTGGTCTGGCATTCCCGATGCTCTTTACCGCAGAGGATTCCGGTATTGACCCGTATGCTCTGGCCCCATATCCCGGTGTTGTTCTTGAGAATGCGATGGGGAAGGCGGAACTGGGGCAGCTTACTCAGGTACCACAGGAGGTATGGCAGCTCAAGCAGGAGCTTGAGACTATGCTCATCTGGCTAACCGGAGTGAACTACCAGCAAATATTCTCTCCAGAAGGAGAATCTGATCGTGTGGGTATTGAGGCACTTAAGAAGGAATCTATGCTGGGCAGGGTGAACTTTAACCTGCGGGAGAATGAATCTGATTTCATCGTGCGCACCGGGCAATTGCTTATTCAGGATGGCCAACAGTATTATTCCACACCGTTTGTTCGTGCGATCACTGACGATCTTGATATTAAGAGCATCTCTAAGAATGACCTGATTATTAATGATGATGGAGAGCCTGTAGGATTCTTCGAATATAGGAAGATCCCCGTTGATGCCGGTATGAAATTTGAAGAACAATTCAATAATGACACTGGCATCTTCACTCTTGAACCGAAGATATCTGATGAGAAGAGCTACCTCCTTGCGCGTCCTGAATACATTCGTACCCATGGACGATTGAATGCCCGTCCTGTCAGACCATCTGCAATGGGAGCAAGCAAGGAGGCGAAGAAATTGTTGTTTGCTGAGGTACTGAATGTAGCACTTGATGTGAATGGAGCGGCGCGAGAAATGAATGCACAGACCGATCCAAATACAGGAGTCGTAACTCCGGGAGGGGCCATCTGGGATATACAACAACTTTCTAAGATGTACGCTGAAATCAATGAGCTTTCTGTCAAGAAAGTTATTGTCGCTGAGCAGGATGATAAACGTACAGCCGCGCAGGACGCTGCTCGCAGGATCTCGCAGTCTGTGATCCAGCCATTCAGGGATCAAAGTGCAAAACAAATGGAAATCATGAATTTTGCAAGTCAACAGAATCCATTTGCAGCAGAGCTGGGGGCGGGTACTATATCTCCTGATCAAGCTCAAGATCTTACTGCCCAATCTACCGGATGATATTGATCGACTTCATAAAGCGATTACTACCGACCAAGACTATCTACGTATCAGAGACCGTGGAGATAGAACGGAAGCCCGGCTTCACAGTGGAGAAGAAGAAGCAGTTCGTGAATCTTACCAAATCAAAGCAGTTCCAGATCTTCTGGGAATACATTGCCTATAAGATTGATTTCTTCACACGTGAGGCAATGCAGTGTGAGGATGATAGTGAGACACACGACTGGAAAACGCGGTGTCGTGCGATGGGGAAGATTATCCTCGACAATGAGAACTACAAACGTGATATTGCACAGTCGGAGCGACCTGCGGGGATTTCTGTGCCAGAGAAGAAGAAGCGTAAGCGTTTGTTTGAATTGCCAGAGGGAATTAATGTCAAAGAAGAATAGTCGCTTTCGGCCAGAGTTGTATAAGTTCTTTGATCATATAGAACGTTCCACGCACCCTTGTCAAAAGTGCAGCAAGGTAACTGGGTTCCGAATGCCTGGTGATGTCTTTGTGCAGAACGTTAATTCTGTAATGTCCATAGATGGGGAAAAGGCGTATCGTGTGTACTTTGTATGTGAGAGATGTAAGAACATAAATTTTGTCGGGTATACAAAGCCGGTGGATTTTGAGAAGAATCTTGGAAAGTATGAAGTAGGAGATGATCTACCTGATTATGATGCATCAGAAGAAGTATGGGAGGATTGGGCGCGGGAACAACAGCGACAAGATTTGGGTAATAATCCAAAAGTGCCAGGTAGTGGTCTAATCTTGACTATCTGATAGAGTTAGTGTATGTATTAGGGGAACGTTCTTTCTAATCATTGCACGTCATGTCGATGGCTGCGTTATGGGACCCTACCACCCTATGCCGGAGCCATTGGCTTCTACTATTTTTTTCTCATCTCACCAATGCCCAATGCGCAAGGTTCTGGGGATTCGCAAGGACAGCCCCAGACGGCAGACCCAGCCGGAACAGGTCACGCAGTTCTTGATGAACCGGAAGCAGGTACTCCTAATGATCCAGGTGTGTTTGGTGAAATCGCTCCAAGAGTTGACTACACCACCCCACCACCCGATAAGAAGGAACCAGCACCTCAATCGGCGGTACCACCGCCAGCTCCGGTCTCAACACCGCCGCCATCGCCTAAAGATGAGCGACACGCTCAAACGAAGATCAACGATCTTGTTGATCAGAAGATTGCAGTAGCAGAGAAGTTAATAGAGAAGGATGCAGATGCTATCTATGAGATAGCAGAAAGCGATCCGGATCTTGCAGTATCATTGCTAAAGCGACATTCTGAATATGAGACTAACAATGTTGAAGATCTCCTTGCTCGCAAGGAGGCTGGAACAGTAGATCTCGAAGGAGTCGCTGGAAAAGTACAAGCAACATCCAAAGAGGTTAAAGAACTTCGTAATGAGCTGATGGAGTCGCGCATCAGCGAGATGAGAACTAAACACCCTGACCTCAAGGGTGAGCTGGAGCAGAAATTCCGTGAGATGTACAACGATCCGAGGTTTAAGGATTACGGTCCTGACAAACTCTATAAGGTCGTCAAGGCTCTACACGGGAAAGAGCAACAGCCGTCTATGGCTAACGACGTGGGCCTAGACATCCTCAAGCAGCAAGAGGGTGCTACCGTTCATATCCGTGGTGGGGAAGAGCCTCAGAAGAAGAGCAAGCTAACGCCTGATCAGCGTAAAGTGATGGAAGGATTCGATCATTCTGAGAAAGACCTTGAAACGTTCCTGCCAGAGAATATTGACGAGATACTGAACGAATAGTACGACATTTGTTTCCTGCAAGAGGGCGAGTCGAAAGGCTCACCCTTTTTTATATCGCTTTTCTCTTTAATTATTATGCCTACACGACCTGGCTTTCAGCCTTACGGAGGCGCTCGTCTCAGGACGACACGTGGAAAGATGGTCGCATCAGAGGCTAAGAGTATTGGTGATGTGCTAGTTCACACTTCTGGTGCGAACACCTTTGAACTCGGCGCAACAGACGGAGTATTCGCCGCTGTCTATCATGATGCAGATCGCTCTGCGGCTCTGACGGACACTCCATACAAGACCATTATCCCTATCACTCCAGACATGGAGTGGTACGCGCCTATCGAATCTGGCACTGGTGCAACTACGCTCGTTGGTACATATGTTGATCTTAATTCAGCAGATGGACTTGACGTTGGTACTTCCACCAAAGATGACTTCATAATCACGAAGCACATCTCTACAACACTTTGTGTTGGCAGATTCAACTCCACGACAGCTACGCTGCCTGGAGCATAGTTTTATTCGCTTTTCTCTTTTTTAACTCATGCCTGCACCGTTATCCAATCCGTTTACCGGTGGTCAAATCAATGACATTCGAAAGAATGGCCTTGTGTCGTGGCATAAAGGAGCACAAGTGAATATGGCTAAGATTCAGGGTATTCGTAGTCTTTTCTGGGAGAAAGGAGCGGCTGAATATACTGAGGAGCACAGCTCATTCGATGAGTCTGGCTTCGGTTCAAAGACCGGAGACGGTGAAGATTATAAGTTGACTCAAGATACCCAGGGAGATACGCAGAACTTCACACAGCAGAAGCGCACGGCGCGAAAGAAGATCACTGAGGATCTTTTGGAATTTTCCAAATATCCAGAGGTTGATCGAAAACTACGCGCGGTGGGTGGAAAACTGTGGAGAGGTTACGCTCTCGATTTAGCACATCGTTTTACTTTTGCTTTTGACACGACTTACGATGACCGCGATGGAGAAGCCGTCGCAACAACCGGTGGTGATGCTGCTGCACTCTGTGCAGACACGCACACCCTTAACTCTGGAGATAGCTTCGACAACAAAATCACTGCACGCCTTTCAGAGGGTGCTTCTGAGTCTGCCGAAGATCTATTCGACGCAGTTATAAATCATAATGGTGATCTCGTTCATCCATCCGCTGACACTCTTGTCACTGGTACGCACGCGGCGACGCGTCACGTTGCAATGAGGCTCACCAAGCAACCAATGCAGTTGGATACTGATTTTAATAACATCAGTGTCTATGCTGGCGAATTGCGCCATGTCGTTGTTCCGTATCTGGCCACGACAGCAGATGGTGCGAAGAACACAGCCAAGAGCCGTTTTTGGTTCTTGATTGATTCTTCACTCAAGGACAATCTTATGTCTGTTGTCCGCAGGTTCCCCAACCCGGAACGCCCAACTGTTGACCCTGATAACAACTCGGTACAGTTCAAGGCGAAGATGTGGTACGACATTGGTCATTTGGACGCGACGTTTATTGTCGGTTCAAATGCTACTTAAAACTCGGGGGGTGAAGTGCCCCCCTCTATTTCTTTCCATTTCTGACCTATGCCACCCAATGCATATAACCTGAAATCCTCAAACCTTAAGGGACAAATCCCAGAAGTCACTGGAGAGGTCTACTTCGTGAATAACACGAATGGCAACTCTAATGCTGATGGTAGTCTTCATAATCCTTTCTCTTCGATCGAGAACGCGTTCAATGTCGCCGGTCTTTCGTCAGGTGATGCAATCATCTGTACAGAGGGACATGCGGAAACTGTCTCTGGTGCCGCCGGAATTGTCGCCGACGTCGCCGGTGTTCGCGTTATTGGTATTGGAGAGGGGGCAGCAACTCCAACGATTACTTTCTCAGCGACAGCATCCACAATCACTGCCACTGCTGCGAGTATTACGTTCGAGAACTTCATTATTATACCGAGTATCGACTCGGTTGTGAGTCCATTTGTCGTTTCGGCGGCAGATGTGACTATTGGGACTAAGGAACGTCCCGTTCAATTCCGCGATGCTTCTTCAACCGTGGAAATGGTACGAGGCATCCTTACAACCGCTGCAGCAGACAACTTTAATGCAAACATCATTTATAAAGGCTACACAGGAGGAGATGCTGGCGTGAATGCAATCCGACTTGTCGGTTGCGACAACGCGAACATTAATGTGGACTACTACGGAGTGGTAACTACCGGTGTAGTTGAATTCCACACAACCCCATGTACCAACGTGCATGTTACCGGACGGTTCTATGTTCACGGTACAACTGACCTCTCGTTGAATGTTGTTGACACTGTTACCGGTTCAACATGGTCTGTCGATGCCTTTGATGCAACTGCGGATGTTGAATTCTCTGGAGGTGATGCGGCGGCCGTTGCGTCTGATGACGTAGCGACCATCCTCACTGAAATTGGAGGAGACGACGCTACAACGACTGACAGTCTTAATGGTAAGATCGGTACTGACACCGAAATGGCTGACAATTCGCTCTATGATCTGCTTGGCTCTGGATCGAAGACTCTCGACCTATCGGCAGCGATTGGCTCATCAGTAGACGGAGCCACAACGGATACCCTTCATGGGAAGGTTGGAACCGATACTGAAATGGCTGACCACTCCCTATATGATCTTACAACTGGCGCAGACGGCTACTTTGTACCCGGTCTTGGTTTCAAAGTAACTAAGACTCAGGATGCCACAGCGGCAACCGATGACCTCTTTGATGTCACTGGAAAGGTAGCTATTACACTCTGGATCGGCGAAGTGATCGCGGCAATTACTAATGATTCAATTGATCTTGACCTTCGTGTCAAGACATCAAATGAGCCACTTGTTGCTCAGACGGTCATTGATAATGATGGTGTCGGAACTCACTACCTTGTTGATGGTGATGTGGGTTCGACCCTGAATGCTGGAGATGCTCCTACAACAGATGTTGCTTGGAGTGCCACCGGGGCAAACTCTCCGATTATTATCAACGGAACTAACACCATTGAGAGCGCTATTACAGGTACCCCAACTGGCTCTGATGCAATTCTTTGGGAACTGTGGTATCTCCCACTTGAATCTGGTGCTTCCGTAGCTGCAGCCGCCTAGTTTGAGGCTCCACTCAGTCCCGCTTCTGCGGGATTGAGATGGGGTCTCACCCCAATCTCCTATCACTTACCCCCTTTACTCTCATGGCAGAGCTAAAAATGAAGCAGTATCGTAAGCTGCAATCTCTAGGCGCAGAACCAATACCGCGTCCGAGTGATATTAATTTCGCTGATAACCTATCATTACAAAAGACTCCTGGCAGACATCATAGGCCAGAATTTAGAGAGTGTGGTACATATCTACACCCAAATCTAATTGCGTATCGCTTGCGCGTCGCTAAGGATAGAATCAAGAGATTCGATGCAATGATCGCTACAGATACAGAGATGAAGAAGTATTCATCAAACCGTACAATTTTAGAAGATAACGTGAGAACTGAGCAGAAGAATCTACGTGAAACTATTAATGGTAAGACACCGATTGGAAAAATCCTACGCTCAGAAGAGCGTGATTACCCATACCGTATTGTTGGTATGGACTACGTATCTATCCTTGAAGACTTTGAAGAGGCAGAAGCAGAGGATCACGATGTTCAGGTAACGATACAGAAGCCCGAGATTGTTGATGAGACAGTAGAGGAGCGTACTGTTATCGATGTGACAGATTCTCCGGTGAATCCAAATGCATCTTGGGAGGAGGTTCAGGCGATGAGTGATAGAGATATGCGAGAGTTTTGTAGAGCTATAGACCTTGATGTTCATCACGCCACAGGAAGAGACAAGCGTTTGGAAGCCATCCGTGAAAAACTGTTAGGTGCTGAGCCTGTAAATCCGAACGAACCTGATGATGTCGCAAAAGCTGCTGCTGCAGCAACTTCTACTCCGAGAGAGGATCTATCTTCTGATGATGAATAATCTTTGTTTCTCCTATGACTGATTATAACTTCAATACATTCGGCGATGTAGTAACAGAAGCATATAATGAGATGTCTCTTAATAGCTCGAATCCAGTCGCCGGTCTTGGGCAATCAGACATGGAAAAGTGGGCTAACAGATTTAGTAAAATATTTATCGAGAAGACTCGACTGAAGACGCAGGACGCCACGTGGACTTTCCGCACGGTTGCGGATACTACTCTGGCGTCCGACGCGGCTTCTGGTGCTACATCACTTTCAATGACATCGGCGACTGGTTTTCCAACTACTGGTGGGCTTGTGTTGCTTGACAATATCCCTTATGTGTATACTGCTATTGTTGGTACTACAATGACGGTCTCGGCCATTGCTAGAGGATTTGATGCTGGAGATAGTATGCAACTTGGGTATGCGCTACCAACTAACTTTGGGAAACCTCGATCATTCTTCGTTGATGGTGCTCTTTATAGGTATGCGAAATGGGGTGTGGAAGAGAATGTAGAAGCAAGGTTCTTCTCTATCTTCTCGACATATATAGTATTGCCGCCTTCGATGGGTGCGGGTAGTGATGTGACTGTGAGTTATTACAAGAAGGCAACGAATACTCTTACGAGTACTAGCACGATGGAAATCTATCAAATGTGGGATGCTTATGTGATTTATCGTTTGGCCGCGCGGGGGTATCGCAAACTCTATGATTCAGGTAAGGCTTCCGAATATGAAGCTCTTGCTAGAGAGATGCTTAATGCAGCTCGCTCCCAGATTGCGACTGAGGATGATTCTGTACATCGTTCCTTTTCACCAGGTTGGTAATGCCTAGAGAGAAGTTACTCGTCGGCGAACATATGGCGGGTGGTCTGAACCTAGCCGCGGGAGAGAAGAATGTGGGAGAAGAACAGAATATTGAGTCTCGTCATATGTCGTATTCTCCTGATGGAGCTGTAGTTGCGAGTCTTGGGTATTCAATGCCGTCTGCTTGGACAGTAGCGGAGACTGGGGAGGGGATTGATGGTCTCTATGAGATGGGAGAATACCCGCTTGTGTTCAAAGCTGTAAACGGCAAGATTCTCTATACGAATGCGACGACAGTGGATTGGATGGAGGCGGATACAGGAATATCCTTGACGAAGGATAACCCTGTGTTCTTCACCGAGTTCCGTGGGAATATCTACTACTGCAATGGTGTGGAAGATGCAGGTGTGATTGCTGTAGGAAGACTGGACACTGCTATAACAGTTGCTTCTACTACGATTGAACTTGCAGATGATAATGGATTCAGATTTAACAATGGTGTAGATAAGGTTTATATTGAAGGAGACGAGATTGATTATACTGCTGTATCGACTGATGATCTTACGACTGTAACGAATATCACTGCCTCTCACGATGCGGATACATATGTCACACAGGCGCGGACTATCACTGCTCCAGCGAGTACCTCATTAAAATGCAAGACTATGGCGATGTGGCAGAGCACTCTTTGGCTTGGTGGCCTTTCTGATTTTCCGGGTGCTATTCCATATAGTAAAAGCACTACAAATATTGGGAATGTAGACAATGTGAAGGATTTTACGGATGACAATAACTATCTGCTACGCAAGGGTGCGGTAACAGCATTGCTTCCTACGCGTGATCGTCTCTACGTCTTCTCTGAAAAGGAGGTGTATTATATTACGATTGAGATTACCTCCAATGGTTTGCGTGTTTTCTCTGAGATTCGTCTCTTCACACCGAATTATGGAACCCCTAATGCATTTACAGTGGAGGAGATGGAGGATGTCGTGACGTTTTATACTGGAGATCGCTTCATTCGTATTGGATATGATCCAGATATTGATCAACTCCTTCCTGATGAAAAATTTGATGAAGAGGTTTATCCTATCCTTGATATATCACGTCGATACCCGCAAACTGCAGCACGTCTTAAATATATTCCTCACGAAAAGAAAAATAGGCTTACTCTGAATATTGATGGCAAACTAAAAACTATCACCTATGATAATAGGCTTGATGAGTATAGCTATCCAGATGAACAAGATGTGGCATTTTATGTCGCGTTCGATGGTTTCACGTACTTTGGAAATCCAGATGATGACAAGGTATATAGGGTTGGAGGTGACTATGAAGCGGACGGTCTTGCAGTTCCTCATTCTTATACTACAGGCCGATATGATCTTGGAGATCGTAATTCGAAGTTTTTTAGAGATGGAGTGATTGAGGGATTTATTGGCGCGAACACTACAATCAATTTTGAAGTGCTTATAAATGATGTGGTAGTCGGTGGGATACGAACGATTACCGGTCAGACTCATGGAGACTTAGCTTCTAATGCTAAAGCGATAGGAGATCTTCTTGTTGGATCTGGTACGGAGGTTGGTGGTGGTGGTGATACAACAGCTTTGTATCCTTTCAGATATCCGTTCGTTATTGCCGGACGAGGCGAAGATATCAAGTTACGTTTCTCTTCTTTTACAGAAGGTTCAACATGGGCCATCGATAAGTGGCAAGTCAGTGTTGTTCTCTTCGATGATGTACCAGACACCGCATATTAATGCTTAATCTTATCTCTATATATCTGGCAACAATCATGACACCAATCTTGGTGGGTATCTCCTCTATATACGGAATGATCACGTTTCCTCCAATAAAAATTGCTTCTTGGGAGGGTATTTTTACAATGATGGCATTGTTTGTCAGTGCTTCCATAGTAGTATCTCGCGTGCGCACGTTGATGTTTGGTATGATTAGTTACCTCAAGGTTCTCAATATTGTTATTAAGAATATTGCCATCAATATGATGAACGTATTCCTTCCGCGTCAACTTTCTCCCAAGGTGATCTTCCATGATCTTCCTGTGAAGAAGTTTTCTCTTCTTGCCTACTTTAATACAAAGATATCCTTGCTCATTAGGCCATCCTTCGCCTGGCATACGATTTATTCTGTCCAATCTGCCGTAGAGACGTTTTCTGTCATAATGAATGCTGCAATATCCTTTTGCCAAGACCTCTTTGGGGCAGTTATCAACAGAACACGTATTCATACGGTGATGTTACCTTCTATTCATTACTAAAGTCAATTATGGCTAATATTACTACACCACAGGATGTTAAATCTGGCGACAAGACAACGTTGGCCGTGAATATTACTGCTACTCAAACGTCAGGGATTAAATTTTCTGCTATTACACGCAATGGAACAACAACGAACTGGCAAACGGAATCTGGTATTGCCGAGATTAGAGAGGTTGTTGGTGGTGATGAGAAAGTTGAGTGGATGAGCTTTAACGGATTGACAGTCAATTCAGATAGTTCTATTACGCTAACCGCTGCTGGCGTTGGTCGTGGGCTTGATCCTACGGCAGACAACCTTACCGCGTCTGGTACTGGTCAGGCATTCTCCAAGAATGCTGAGGTGAGGCTTGTTGTCTATCATCACTCATTGAACCAGAAAGCAGATGTGGATCGGGCAAATACTTTCTCTAAGGATCAGACATTCACAGAGGATATTGACATGGCAGCCAACAAGGAGTTGCGATTTGATACTCAGGAGAAAATCTACTCTGATGGAGTTGATCTTATACTTGCTTCTAGGACCACAGCAGCAACATCGCTGGAAGATCTTGCCGCTGCCGCAGGAACAGATGAGAAAAGTAAGGTATCATCTAATGATACCAATACAGGATATCTTTCTGAGAAGATTACTGGTGGGGATGGTATTACTGTGACGGAGATCAATGATGCAGGGGATGAAGATTTGGATATTGATGTGGAACTTGCTACGGACTCTGGGCTGGAATTTTCCAGCAACAAGTTGAGGGCAAAAGTGAAAACTAATGGTGGAGTTACGAGAGACAGTGATGGATTATCTGTTGATCTCAGTAATGAAGTTCTTGTCATTCCGAAGTATTCAAATACTGCCGATTCAACAACCGTTGTCAGCACTACATCGGAGACGGATTTGGATAAGTATTACACAATTCCAGCGAATGATCTTGCCATTGGTGATGTGTATAGAATGAAAGCCAGTCTAATAATCAGCACAGCAAGCGGCGGTTCTGGTCACATGACACTACGTTTGAAATTCGGAAGCACAACACTCGCCACATGGGTAGATTATCAGGATACAAGTACCCCGGGAGATGATGTTCTTGAAATTGAAGCGTGCTTCATTTGCAGGACAATAGGTGGGACAGGAACGATAAGCCCTGTCATGAAAATGATTTTGGAGGGTTCTGTGAACTGGCAGCTTGGAAATACTTTCTTCTCTTCTCCGACACCTGTCACTGTAGATACTACAGCGAATGCAGCATTCAAACTCACTGCTCAACCTGAAAACAACAGTGTAAACGATTCTGCGATTTTGCGGAACATTATTATTGAAAAGGTTATTAACCCTAATTAGTTATGGCTACTGGACTTACACCGGCTGAACGAAGAGGTCTGGATAGAGCTCGTAGGAATATAGCGTCCGGTACAGCAAACCAGGCGGCCAGAGATCTAGTGGCTCGTGCGGATGCTTTGGCACAGCAAAGCTTGCCTAGTAGAACTCCAACTGTGCCGATTCAACAATCGATTGGCCCTATACGAACCCCAGATCCGACTCTGACTCCACAGCAGAAAGCTGATTTGGTTGCGGCTGGTGTACCACCAAGTATCGATCCAAGTAATCTACTGAGTGGTGGTAGGAGTGGTCGTAGGGCTGCACAGGAAGATGTCACAAGACAACGACAGCAGCGGCCAGATGTGGGAATACGGCCCGGGCAATTCGGAGAGATCGATGAAGCAGCGGGAGAGCGTGTTGTGTTTAAAGTTGTTGATCCTAAAAATCCGGCCGCAGGGACAAGAGCATATGTGGAAGATGCAGAAGGGAACATATTGAGAGATGCAGGTCCAGTGTTCTCACCAGGACAGCGAACCGCTGAGACGCAGCAACCGGCAGGGGCACCATTACAGAGTCCTATTGCAAGGGCTGGTGGTGCACCAGGATTCAGCTTTACCCAAGGGCGATTCACAGAGCAAGATTATGCAGATCTGCAGCAGCAGCGTCAGCAGGATATCAATGCCATTAATATTAGGAAATTGGTACCATTCACTAATAAGGAAGGTGTTACGGTATGGAGAAACGTCGATGATCCTGGTGAGACTGAAAAGCAAAGGAATGCTCTTAGGATTCAACATAGCCAGGAGGACATCGCACGTGGGGAAGCAAAGAGAGAATCGATGCGTGATAATCCACCAACTCCTTCTATTGAGACTATGATTAGTGGTCTGCCAGAGGATCAACAAGGACAGGCCTCATCTCTTTATCAGCCAATCTTTGATTATCTGGATCAAGCAGAAGCATCTGCATTTCAGCAGTATGGAAACTCCGCGAGGGCTATAGAAGTAGGAGATGCGATGCTTGAAAAGTATATCAATGAGACAAGTGACAGGCTTGCTACTTTTGCTGCACGCCATGATGTGTTTAATCAGACTATTCTGCAGAATCAACTTGATGCGTCTGAGAGACTACGTGATAACGAGAATGCAATAGTAAACCGCAACTACGATAGAGCAGATAGTCTGCTTGAGAGACAGATTAGGGATCAGCAGGTTAAGAATGAGCGTGACCGTAAAGATCTCATGCTTGATCTGGCTATTGGTAGTAGCAGTGCGGAATCCTCTGCGCATGTAGGGCGTGTATATGAAGCTCTAAAAGCCGGAGACCGTATACTCTCTGATCTTGTATCTGATAGGGCGTTCTTGAGCCGTGAAGCCTCAGAGAAGTCTCAGGAGGTTGAAAGGAACTTCTTGACTAATGAGAGTAATGCTTATGATAACTACAGAGCATCTGCTATGCAGTTGGAGGATAAGATGTTCGACCGTGCGTTAGAGATCGATAAGACTGTGTTTAATTACACAAAGGACAGGAATGATGCGATCACGAAGATGGAGAACGATTACTTGAAAGCATTCAGTGAGATAGCTGGCAAGCGTGCGGATGCCGCTGTGGAGAACAATAAGTTCGTGCAGACACAGATGCTTGAGATTGCTAAGTTCGAGCACAAGAAGGATAATGATAAGTTTAACCAAGTAATTGACCTTGAACGCCTTGATATTAGTCAGGGGAATCTGCAGGTCGCTCAGAGTAGGTACTCGCTTGATGTAGCGAAGTGGAATAAGACGTTTGATAAAGTCGACCTGAAATTGTCTGAGGCGATGGGTGGGCTCATGGTCAATGAGTATGGAGAGACTGTCCTTATTGATGGTTATCCGGGGTATATGCCGGGGGCTGGTGGCAGCTACTTTGATGACCCGAGGCTGGATAGCTTGTTCTTCTCTCCGGAAGATTTGTACTCACGTACGGCTGTGACATTCGGCAAGTGGTCTGGCACCATAGGTACGGGGGATATAATAAGCGGATCGCCAAATCATACTGGTGTGGATAAATATGCGATTGATATCGATGGAATGGTTAATGATAAGATTACTCCATTCGTCAATGGATATGTGCAGGAGATTAATGCTCCGGGCTTTGCTAACTATGACCCAAACAGCCCATACGGGAACTTTGTTACTGCCGTTGACAATAATCGGAATGTCCATCTATACGCACACTTAGATAGGGTTAATTGTAATGAAGGTGATGAATTAAAGCGTGGCGTCCCGTTTGCTACCATGGGAGCAACTGGCAATGTTATTGACCTTGGTGGTGGCGGTTCGCATTTGCACTATAGGGTGACAGATATCGATGGCAATCCTGTCCAGCTAGATAAGTTCATTCCTGCTAGCTCAGATACAGCCATTCCTCTCTCTGGGAAGAGTCCGTATGTGGACAACTTGTGGAATCAGATCACAGCGCAGAATCCGGGCTTATCAGCCCAGCGCAAAGCTGAGGAGATTATCTCTCGCGCCAACCTTGAAAGTGGTGGCAATCAGAAATTTGTGAATGCTGTCAAACAGCAGTTGGTTTACGAGTATGGGCAGGGGGATCTCTCAATCTTAGAGCCGTCATCAGAGAGCCGTGTTGCGGGCCTAACGCAGAAGAGGCAAGACGAAGTGGCTAGGAGTCTGATTGACTTCGAAGAGCGTCTTAGGATGGCAAGGACGAGTAAAGAAGCTGTCTCTATCGGAAAGGAAATTATGAAAGAGAATCGAGATATTCCTGTCGATCAAATCTATGCTCTCTATGAAACTCAGGGGTACTTCTTCTCTAATAAAACTGGTATGCCAATGCTTCTCAACTTGATACAGTCACCATTCCTGGCTCCTTTGCTCGGCAAGGGGCAACAGGCTAGCACAGATATAATCCGCAACCTACGTGTACCGCGATTTGATCCAACAATCACATTGGGAGCCCAGTCAGGGCTGACCTCTCTTCCGCCTAACTTTAGATAGCTATGGCTAACCAGCTTATGACACCGGCTCAGAACATGACTCCGGTAGGCGGGATGACTCCTGCACCACGTATCCCAAGTACGACTATCAATCCACAGTTTGCTGAGGCGATCAGAGCAGTTGAGAGCGTTGGAGTGCAGAATATGTCTTCTGTGGATGCTCGCATACCATCACCGACAATTAGCTCGGCATTCCGTAGAAATCTCCCGTGGGGCAATCCTGTGAAGAACGCATTGGAGGTCTCAGATCGTGAAAATCTACGCAACTTCCAACAGAAGAAGCTTAATGATACGTACAACAATTGGGTCAAAAGATGGACTGGGCGCGGCAGGGAACTTGAAGTTGATACCTTACTCGATGAGAGAGGTAGACTGCAGTATCTCAATAGAGCAACTGGGATCATGTCTGATCTCAAGAGTGTGTATGACAACCTTGATACGTGGGCAGAAGAACTCCAAGGGCAACTGAATATCCTTGATTACTCAAGGGACATGGAGAGTGCATTTGATAAAACCCTCACGCCTGACTTCCGGAATGTCAGCGGGGATATGGAGGCGTTCTTCAATCGGGAGAAGCAAAGGTTGAATATCAACAGACCACTTAAGCGTAGTGAGCGCAATGCTTTGGCAACTAAATATATGAATCGTATTGCTAAAGGGGTAGATCCTCAGACAGGAGACTTCTTCGAGAGACTTGCAGATTCTCATCTCCCTGCTATTGATATCTCTGCCAAGATTTCAAATACTTTGATGGGCATCGCACAGAGGGCTGGTAGAGGAGCAGCAGAACTAAAGAGGCTTTCTCCGGAAGACAGGGCAGGAGTCGTTCCTGCCTTCACAAAGAGCACGGTGCAGGGGGCATTCGATGCCATCCCTTTGCTTAATAAGCTTACGCAGAAGAAAGTGGGAGATCTGGTGGTGAGAGGTGACGCACTATACTACGACGGATTCTACGTTGGGAATCTGAATATGACGGAAGGAGAAAGGATTGGTACGCGCGGTGGACAGGTCACTGGTGGTCTACTCGGCAACATTGCTCTTTATACAGCCTTGTCTCCTATTCTGGAGGCGCAAATACTCAGAAGTAGTGCATTTATAGGTAAATACCTACGCACACCCGTTAAACTTGCCGCAATCCGTGGCTCAAAGATTGAGCAGAGGGTACTAAAGGCCATTGATACAACCACAGCTTCAGGTCTACACAAATGGGCGAAGCAAAACCCTCTAGCTTTCAGAATGTCTCTTGTGAATCTCGCCGAGGAAACTGTTCAAGCCACTACAAGCAAGTTGTCTGGATATGAATACACAAAGGATGACTTTTATATGGGTATGCTGCTTGGCGGCGCATTCGAGGTAGTTTTCTCATCCATGCGCGGTCGCCCAAAGTTCAAGAACTTCGATAGCCCTAACGTCAAGAATGTCGCAATGAGGGAATTGGAGCAACATGTATCTGATTACTATGACGCCACTGGATCGTTTAGAAATGTGAGACAATTCAGTCACTTCATGGGGGATACAGAGATTGGACGGACCGGTAGGACGTGGAATGATCTCTTCCAAGAGCACCGACTAATCTACTACAACGATCCTAACCTCCGCAGGAAAGCTCAATTACCGGAAGACCCAGAAGTTAGGTTCTGGAGTGCCATCGGTGACAGTGATGGAAACTTCTCACGATTCGAACCTCGCCCACAGGCAAGACGTGTGAAGGCTATTACAGACGTAGATGCATTCTCATATAAAGGAGACGACGGAAGATGGCATGTAGTAGAGGAGCGGTCTGGTGTCGGACTGACGACACGTGGTGGATTTGATACTAAAGGTGCAGCCATTGTTGATGCGCAGGCTAATATAGCAAGGCTCAAGGCAGAAGGTGGTGATGTTAGATCTTCTATCCAAAAGAAGATTGATGCGCATGGTACTACTCCTGCATTCAAAAGGATAGACAAGACTCTTCCAAAAGGAGATCCTGAGACACCAAAACAATTTAATGACTTTCTTGACGATATTCGACAAAGGATTCCTGTTACTAAATATCCTGAGAAACCAAGCATCCGTGATGCTGATGCTGTGCAACATTCTTTGGAGATGACAGGAGATGACCTTGCTTATCGTCCTGTTGGTGGAGATGAGGGTAAGAATCTGCCGGATACCGTAAAGAAAGTCGATGAATCACCAGAATCAGATATCGAAAGATTGTCAAAGAAGCATAACGGTGACATACGTAAAATTAAGCGAGAGCTGGAGCGCAAGCATGGCGTTGAGATGCGTCCGGAGAGAGAATTACTGTTAATGACCAGCGAGGCACGCCGTGCTCTCCCTGCGGACTTTAAAGGCTCTATAGAACAGGTCAGAGGAGACCTTAAGAAGAAAGGTATCTCAGATGAAGCTATTGATCAATTAATGATGGATGGTTACTCACTGCGTGACAATATAAGGATGGATGAGAGTGGACGCATGAAGGTAGATGAAGAGGTATGGACGCAACTAAGAACCTTGAAAGATAATGGAGGAATCGTAGAACCGCCAGATCCGAGAGAGTTACCAGATGACTTCTGGGGAAAGATGCGTGGTGGGTTTACTAGCGTGATGCAGTCGCTTATGCCAACAGAGGTTTATGCCAATATGGTTGATAAGGGGAAATTAACGTATGATGGGCCGTTTATGAGGATGATGATATGGCCTGTCCAGGATGCTGCGACAAAAGCCGCTCGAAGGACGCACGCATGGAGTCTCGAACATAGTAAGATGCGTGGTGACCTGACACCTGATCAGATCCGTGATACAGATCTATGGGGTCTTACTCAGATGGACCCACCGGCGGAGAGTGCGTTTCGTAGTATGCGGGAGTATGTACAAGTTCAGCTTGCTAAGGCTAACGCGGAGATGCGCAAGGCTAATCCAGAACATGTTGATATTGTTATTCCAGAAAAGCCCTCACCGGCGCAGCAGAAGATATATGATTACTGGAGGAATTCTATGGATGATATCCATCCGGAACTTAAGCAGGCCGCTCTGGATTCAACTGGTGAGGACATTGGATTCATTGAGAGATATCTCCCAATCCAACTTGATCGTGATGAGCTTATCAATGCTGGGATCATCGACAAGAATAATCAGATTAGCCATTTCATACGCAGGCGCACGCCAGATATGTCGAATCTAAAGGAGAGGAGACTTTCTGACATTTTGATTAAGATGGATGCCTATGAGTTGATGGAAAGGTATATGGAGAAGGCTCACTACTTCATAGAGATGGGACCGCTTTGTGCACGCATAAAGCATTTTGTAGAGCAGCCTGAATTTGGGGATATCTATGGTGCGGGAGCCCAAAAGTATTTCCGAGATGACTGGATTCAAGATGTGTTGCGCGGTAATAAAACTGTGTCCTCCCCAGCGTGGAAGGCTGTAGCGATGCTCCGTACGAACCTAAGTAGGTTCGCTCTCTCATTCCGTGGTACGTCTATTGCAAAGCAGGCGATTGCTGCGCTTAATACGTCTGCGAAGATCGATTTGGTTTCTGGGAAGCCCGGAACAGGTCTTAGTTATCTGCAGTCAAACATAGGTAAACTTAGGGACCCGAATGTCCGGAAACTCCATCTGGACAACTCACAGCATCTTATGAGAAGGCTACCAGATATCGCATTTGAGAGGATCGAGAAGCCAAAGGCCGGCTCTCTTGCAGGTAGAGCTGAAGAGATTTCTGAGATTGGTCTTAAGCCACTGAAGGTAATTGACTTTGAGGCAGCAATGTTGGGGCATATTGCAGCAAAAGAATTTGCGGTGCGGGAACTTGGCATGAGCTTCGATGATGCTATGAGATTCGCAGACTCGACCGTGCGCACGACTCAAGGATCTACAGAGCTTGAGAACCTGCCAAAGGCGTTCAAAAATGACATGGGTCTTGTATTCTTGCAATTTAATACGTTTGTAAATGCTAACTTTAACTTTGTCAAGCAGGATTTGCTAAGGGCTGGTTTGATAGAGAAAGGTGCACCACCTTCAGCGGTAGCCTCGGCATTCTCAACGGTGATGGTAGGAGTGATGATGGAGAAGGCTATCTCTGACGAGTACTACAAGCTTAAGACAGGAATGGCACCACGTTTCTCTGGGAATATGTTTAGCTACAAATACTTCTCTACACTCGCAACAGACTTCGTACCTGGTCTGAGTGCAACAGCAGAGGGATCACCAATTGGACGATCATTCGGGAACCTACTTACAAGCTTTGAAGCTGGCCCAGGTGCTCGACAAGGAATTCGAGCGGCAAAGGGTGGAGCCGCACTGTTCGGTGTGCCAGGTGGTGCGCAGATGATAGATCTATTTGAATTCGGAATACGGCAGTAATGCTATACTATATTTGTTATCTTTACCCCCATTCTCATGTCTTCTACAAGAGGATATCCAGTCCCCAAGCCAGAATCAATACCGGGCCTCAGCACATTATTCGATGCTGATGGAGACAATACTGCCCAAGTGTGTTCTACGACTGCAGGTAAGTTGTATGCACTCAGTGTGTCAAATATCAACGCAGCAGACGCATTTATTCAGCTACACGATGTAGTTGCCGGTAGTGTTGTAGTTGGTACTACGACACCGTTGTGTTCAATACACATCCCAAAGGGGGATGCCACAGATGCTGCGAATACAACAATAGTATTCCCGATACCTATTGATTTCGGTACAGCAATCACGTACGTCTGTACTACAACTGCTGCAGGCAGTACTGACCCAGCAGCTGGGCTAGTAGTGAATCTGTTCTATGCAAACTGATGCCTCTCATTTATCCGCCGAAGACTAAGGTGTTTCTACACCGCTTGGAAATCAAGCTGGACGAAACTCGTAAAGTATTCAATGAGGTCAAAGATAGTCAGGGTGGTGAAGTACAATGTCATTATTTCATTGAACAAGACGGTACTGTCGTACAATCGAAAAATGAATGGTATCCAGTGAAGTATCCTGATAAGCGCATTGATCGATACACAGTATTGAGTATCTGGCTTGCTGGATCTCAGACTTCCCAACACCAGTTAGTATCTCTCCTGCGTCTACTGGACATGGCTAAGAGACGCTACCGTATTAAACTCTCGCGTGTATATGACAATACGAAGAATGCAGATATTCTGAGAGCGCTAATTACATATTTCAACGATGAGCAGATTAGTCGTCGGTGGATACTTGAGTTGTCAAAAAGTAAGAGCTCTCATCGGAGCGATCTGCTATCGATCTGCCGGGATAATCTTAAAAATACGAATCTTAAATCTTTTACCTCTCAATCATGCCCGAGTATTCGTACATCGCAGCGCATAATGCCGCAGATGGATGCGAGACCCACTTCAATGCAAGCGCGGCAGCTGGCTTAGTTGCTGTCACAACATACGAGGTTAATCTCTATGGAATTGTATCTTACAATTCCAATGCTGTTGATGCGTTTCTACAGATATTCGATGCGATTGCTGCTGATATTACGCTCGGGACTACAACACCGACCTTAAGTCTGCCTATACCGGCAGGTGGAAGTTCTACTGGAGGAGGTATGGATAATATTCTTGTCGTCCCTACACATTTTAGTACAGCGATGACATATGCTGTTACAACTACTGCTACTGGATCTACACCACTTGGAGCGAATCTTATAGTCAATATTCTCTTCAAATAAAATGGGACATTTTACGCCAGAGTATACGGATGAAGAAGCCCAAGATTCGATTGGCGGTATTCTTGATGATGGGACTATTGGTAATATTGTTTTCACTTATGATGATGCAGGAAATACCATATCGGCAGTAACACAAGATGGTGAGATTGATCATGATCAATTGATGAATTTCGTTGCTAATGAACATATTGATTGGACCAATACTTCATCTGATATTTCCACAACTGGTACTGGATCATCATTTGGTGGGATCACAGACACCTCGATTACAAATCACCATGTGGTTTTTTCTAAGAGTGGCGTACTTTCTGGTGAAGCTAGAATGACGTATGACGATGATACAGATATATTAGAAGTTTGGATTGTCAAAACAACCGCGCTAGGAGTTAGTGGATGGACCACCAATTCTATTCCCTTCATGGCTGCTACCGATTATTTTACAGAAGATACAGATTTTAACTTTGTATCTGCTACAGATACGTTATATGTACCAAACATCATCAACACAATGGCTGCTGATGATACTTATGCAATTTATATAGATGGTGTTACTAATGCTAATACCGTAGCAGGTACTACATATGGAATTCATACAGAACTAGAGAATAGTTCTGCTAGCGGTACTCATATTGGGCATAAAATAGGTTTGGATCTACTTACTACCGCTGGTGCTTCGACAATCGGATATGGAATATGGTCTGATGTATCGAGAGAGGCTACAGGTTCTTATTCTAATACTACAGGTATTGGTAAAATGGTAGCTGTAATTGGTAATGTTACTTCAAACCCCGTTGCTTATGAAAATACTGGAGCTGTGAATAGAACAATTGTGAATGATGGTGTTACTGGTGCAGTTACTGTCGGTGGGGTTATGACTCAAAGTGGAGCAGGCACGATAAAACAATTGGCTAGAGGTGGTGTTTTTACGGCCGTCGGCCTTGCATCTGGAGATGTTATATCAGATACGATTGGACTACGAACAAGCGCACAAGGATCTGCTGCTGGCACAAGTACTACTTATGGTGTGTATGCTGAAGCTTCCGGTGCTGATACTAATTATACCTTCTATAACGCTTCTGTTGCCGTTGATTATGCTTTCTATTCTCTTGGTGGCGATGTAGAGCTTACAGGAGGCAACCTTACAACTACAGGGCTTGGGACGTTTGCTGATGTCGATCTTACAGATATGAAATATAGCACTCCGACATATACTTCACTGCACGACTGGGCTTCTATCACGCAATCATCAGGACTTATTTCAGGCGGAGTGATATCTGATGCCACTGGTGGGAATATAAATGTAACTGCAGGTTGTGGAATAGCTAAAACTGGAGCAGCCGAAATTGACCCTGCTGTATTTGTAGATTTTGATGCAAGAAACGGCATAGCGATAGCTTCTGGCACAAAGCATACGGTTTATGTTGATTATGATGCTTCTCCTCAAGTTGCGGTTACTACAACCCCCTCTGTTGACATAGATCACACGACTAAGTTCTCAATAGGTTCTGTCTTCTATGATGGGACTACAATGCACATTTTGAATGAAGCAGGAATGCGAATTTATAACCTTGCGAGACGTGTTCATCATAGGGCAAAACAATTAAGAAGATTTGAGAGAGCTTCAGGTTTAGTAATCAGCGACAAAGGAACAAGACATTTCGCAATAACTAGTGGTGTGATATACGCTGGATTGAATTCAATAAGTATCACAGGAGTAGACACCACCACGCCTACTGATTATATTTCCTGGTATTATGATGCTGATGCTGGACCCGCTGCTTGGGTTACCGATACTACAAATACCCAACTGGATAATGTTTACTACAATGACCCTGAAACAGGAGCAGGTGATGCCTTATTAGCATTAGGCACTAACAGATATGGAGTCCATTGGATATATATGGATGTGGATAACCATTGCAATGTAATTTACGGACAAGGGAGTTATACGCTTACACAAGCACAAAACTCTACACCACCTGCTTTTATCCCGCCTTTGTTAGACCAGTTTGCTATTTTGATAGCAAGAGTCATTGTCCAAGAGGGCGAAGCTGAAATTATTGAACTATCAACTGCTTTTGATAAATTGTTTGCGGTATCTACCCCTACCCAACATGATGAGTTGGGGACATTGGCTTGGACTTCTGCCGGACACACGGGGACAGTTTCAACTCTAGCGGGGTTTGACGGAGCAGGAGCAGCAACTAATTATACAGAGGCAAATTATATTTTAGCAGACGGATCAAGACCAATGACTGCTAATTGGAATGTTGGGAACTTTAATCTGACAACAGCTGGAGATATAACAGGGGACAAAGTAAATATAAATGGATTAGTTGGTGAAATTGGGGGAATAGTTTTTATCGGCTCTGCAAATGGAGAACTTCAAGCAGATAATGAAGCTCTAAAATGGGACAACAATAATTACAAGCTGATCAGAGGGACATTAGAATTAACAAGTGGAGAGATAACTGATACGAGCGGTGCTATAAGTTTTGGAGATGAAAATTTATCTACAACAGGGGCAGGAACTTTTGGTGGTGGAGCTAATGCTGTTCAACTAACAGTTACAGGCAACGCTTCACAGACAGCAGATCTGGTATATGTAGAGAATAGTGCTTCCGACCCGTTGCTTGTTGTAACTTCCACAGGGCAACTTGGAGTAGGGGCTTCTCCCACCGCTAACTATCGAGCACATATCGTTATGGCAAGCACAGACACAACAGGCTTGTATGTTGATGGTTATACAAATGGTTTTACAACCTCCGCCACAGATACCAAAACCATGAATGTATTGAGCAAAATAGATTTGGGTGCTGGCGGTATAATTGCAAACCATACAGCTTTTCAGGGAACTCTTGCATTTACAAACGATTCAATAGAAGTACCTGTTTATAAAACTTGCAGAGCATTATTTTTCAAACTTGCAACTGGCGCGCCAACAATTACTTGGACGGAGGCAACTCCTGTAAATCTTTATTTTATGTCAAGCGACACTGTTTTAGATGTTGACGCGACTTTTGATTCCTCAGCGGCGGGTGCCGCGCAGGTTACCCTTGCAGGAGCTAGGAGTAAGGTAGATGTAGACTGTACTTTTACAGATACAGGAGGGAACACACCTGCGAGTACACTTACTACTTATGGCTCTTGGATACAGTTGTTTAGTACTCCAACATTAACAAGTGGTTCTCTTACTGTTGAAAATAGAGGTCTCAATATTGATATTGCAGGTAATAGTGCAGGGAATTCTACTAATTATGGAATCTATTTTTACAGAGTCCGCAGTGCAGATATCAACTGGGGGATCTATGACGCAGAGGGATTAGACCACTATTTCGATGGAAAGATAGTTCTGGCGCAGACCGATAAGAACGAGTTCATAGCCAGCCTGAATGACGGCTATATAGATATAGGAGCAACCACCGCCATACGGCTGCTTCAAGATACAAACATCACTGGCAATTTATTCTTATCAGAAAATTACTCGGTACAATTCAGGGATGCACTGCTCTATGTGAACTCTGATGCTGATGGGTATTTGGATTTACATGCGGATACAGCTGTTAGGATAAATACAGGGCTTATCATTCCGAGTGGGACAACACCTACTCCTGCTGTAGAAGGAGCACTCTACTTAGATACAGATGCTGGAACCAATGGAACATTAGTTTGCTATAGTAATGGTGCATGGAGAACTGTTCAGGCATTATTCTAATCATTTTCCAGCCAATAGAAGATAATACCCGCCAGAGACTTGCATTACTCTTAATAATAATTATATAATCTAAATACTATGAATAAGAAAATTGATATTTCTCAACCAATGAACACCTTAGAAGGCGTCCAAATGAATATGATAATTGATGGTACAAATGACACGAAAGCTATCACACTGAAAGACATTCTTATGAGGTATATCGTGAATGCTAATTCAATGAATATTACAGATAGTGATAGAGAACCATTGTATTCTGCTGGTATCGCATTGGCCACCGCGACAAAAGAGCTGATCTTAGATCCTGCACAATACAATGTTATTAAAAAACTATGTGATCACGGGAAGGTCAGTATACAAGATAAGGAAATAAATCTATGGAACTTCATTGCAACTGAGCAAGCACGACAAATGGTAGATGAAGCTGAAAATGTTAAGGAGAAATAACCATCACTCTTATGTCCA